CTCTTGTAGCGTCATTTTTGGCTCACCCCCTGATTTCCCGTTACTTCCGCTTGAACTTCCCGGCTTGTGGACAGGTGCTAAAATGGGACACATACCCGAAGTCCGTCAGGCGCTCCCGCTCGCCGGCGAAGTCGCAGCTCACCACCTTGCCGCGCATGGTGACGACCTTGCCCGGAGCTCCGGGGCGGGCCCAGAAGGGCACCAGCCCCGGATTACACGGCATACTCTTTCCAGCCTCGGTCTTTACCCACACGATCTCAGCGCCGCACCCGCGACACACGCTTCTTCTGCTGCTCATGGTACGCACCGCCTCCTATCGTCATTTGCTCCATCTGCCTCTGCGGGGTCTCCTCAACAGACACCACTCGCGCATCTCCATACCGCTCCAGGTAGAGGGCAAGGTCTTCCTTGATACCGATGGCCTTTCCAGAGGGCGCGTTGACCTGTATCGTGATAATCAGCATCTACCTCTGCACCCCCATGAAGCTCTCCCGGACGCCCTTCTCGAATTCGACCACATGAAAGCGGCCGGTCGGGTGTACCCATACCACCGTCCCGCACATCGTCTGGGCGTTCTTGGCGTCGCTGTCTGAAAAAGAGATGGGCTTGCGGTAGACTACATCGCCCACCCTGATACGGCCATCACTCTTTTTGCGTACTTTGCCCATCGGCAACCCTCCTCTTCAACGCGGCGACTTCGGCTTCGGCAGCTTCGCTAGTGGCATAGGAGTCTGTCCAGCTTTCGGCGTTCACCAGGTCGTTTACGGTGCTCATGTTTTCTTCCGACACAAATGGATGGCTTCCGTCTGGCCGCACCCATACCCTGTAAACAGTAGACCCAAGCCCGAACTTGAATATCACACACCTCCTGTCCCGGTCCGCCTCCGCCAATTCCAGCAGACGTTTCGGGTCGAAGTTGCCGCCAAAGATATTTTCTTGGAAATAATCTCCGTATGAGCAAGCGGCCACGCCTTCTTGCTCGCCCCACTCGTCACACACAGACTTATGGACGCACTTTTCACATTCCCACTTCACAATCTATTCCTCCCAGGCCCAAAGCCCCTGCTTCCCCGGCATCTTAACCGGCGGGTCCACTGGGACCATCACATGAAACTCCCACGCATACCGGCCAATCGAAAAATCACCCAGGTCGAGCTCCTGGGGCGACAGCTTCGCCCGGAAGTCCTCTGTAATCAGATTGCAACGGGTCAGAATCGCCTTTCCGACGATGGCTCCGGTAGGTAACTGGTCGAGCGCCCCAGGCCGGAGGAAGAGGCTGTCAAGCCGCTCCAGCGTATTCCATCCGCTCCCATCCCTGTCGGCAGCCAGTGCGTCGATAGTCCGACGCACCGGCCGCATGGCGGCGTGAATGGCTATGGGGCCTCGGTAGGCAGTGGCCCAGCTTCGGGTCTCATACTTCTTCCTGCCTGACACCAGCAGTGAGGCCCAGGGCTGCCAGATGGTGAGCGCCTTCATCCGTCCGCCTCCTGGAATAGCTCGTGGGTACCGTCCTGGAGGGCCCTTTCGCTGTCGGACATTTCATACCCCATCCCTTGCAGCCACGCATAGAGCGCATCGAGCATGAGGTTTTCTTCGCGCTTCGGCCATTCCCCTTTGTAGCTGTTGTGGTACCCGTTCCCTTTGCTATCCTGGAAGATGGAATATACGACCTCCGGTATCAGGGTGTCGATGTTCACGGTAGTGATGGCCTTGATTGCGCCGGAGCGCACCTCGTCCCATTTCCCATCCGGGTCGACCCCAATGAGCCTCAAGAGGCTGCTCCTGTCTGCGCTCTTGTAAAGGACGGTTGACGACACAATCCCGATTACCGCGCCGCACAGGAGTGGGGTGAGCGTCTTCTGCGAGACAGAAATGGATTTGACGAACTTTTGCCTGAGCTCAAAGGCAACAGCGGTCTCCTCCTTGATGGCAGCGTGGGCGTTGGCGATGGCCTTCTCCCGCTCGACCTCGGCCTTGGATTTCTTTTTTTGTGCCGCCCGTTCCCGCTTCTTGTAGAAATACAGGTTACCCCAGTGGTCCAGATTGTAAAGTACGCCGGTCGTGTCCTTCAGCCCAAAGCCGCTCTCTGGGTCCCATGTATCGAGGTTGATACTGACTACGGAATCGTACTTCCCGCTGTATCTCTCGCTGTCAGGGAGTTCTTTCAGGCCAAGCTCTTTGATCTGCTTTTTGGCGGCAGGCGTGACCTTTTTACGGTGCTCCTCTCTGACCGCCCTGGCAACAGCACCATCGAAATTGTAGGTTCCGATCTCCTTCAGGACTTTGTTCCGCGTCTTAATGTCCTCAATCTGGGCCAGCCGGTCAAAATCCGAGAGAGAAATCTGTCTGCTGGAAACCTCTTTCAACTCGTCCTGGTCCAGCTCCATCATCTTCACGCGGCGACGCACGGTCGTCTGTGAGAAGCCGGATTTTTTTGAAATCTCCTCTACGCTTGCTCCCATGTCGAGCATCATTTGAAATCCCTGGGCCTGCTCATAAACGCTCAAGTCTGAACGCTGAATATTCTCCATGAGCATTGTCTGCACCTGGGAGCGGCTGTCCATATCAGCTACGACGCAGGGAAGGGAATCCAGGCCGGCCAGCTTCGCGGCGGCCAGGCGGCGGTGGCCGATGACGACGGTATAGCCGTCCTCGGCTCTCGGGACTACGGTCAAATTCTGGAGAACGCCGTTGGCCTTGATGCTGTCGGCCAGCTCGGTCAGGTCGCCCAGGTCTTTCCGAGGGTTGTCGGGGTGGGGGTAGAGCTGTTCGATGGGGA